TTCATGAGAATGAACATAGCTTCGTCAAAGGCACGAACATCATCAATAGGTAAGTAAGAGCAGTTATAACCTGCAATGTTATCACGTTCTAGAGCTGGTCCTGCTGTCATAAGGGCACGCATGGATGGCATTAGATCTAGATTGTAGATTGCATCGTATACTTCTTTGTATGGGAATGTCTCAGGGAAGCGTTTAGCCCAGAAATCACAGTAACGTGTAACTGTTTCCCCCCAATTCTCACGTCTACCTTGATCAGGGATCCAACGAGCGTAGCGTGATTTGTGAATGTATTGCTGATAGTCGGTTAAGTTGTTACTCATCAAATGGTTCTTCGTCCAGTTCTTGTTCTAATTCATCAGCGAGTTCTTCGATTAGATCTTGGAAACGCTCTACAATATCCTCACTAGTGATTTTAAGGATCTCTAGTAAGGATACTTCATCTATGCGACGTAAACGGTCGAATATATCTACTAAGGTTAGCATTTATACCGATCATCTAGGTCTGGTCGTGTCTTGGTCATGTTAGATAGAAACATCCAGCAACAGCCAAGATGATCAATATGTGGAAGGCCACTTTCTGCGTCAATGTCTTCGCCTCTTTGTAAAGCAGCGAGGTGGCGGAGCATAGCAGCAGTGAGACGACTATAACTAATACCATTTCTCCAATTATGCTCGTCATACTTCTTAGCTCCAAAAGTTAATACCTTGGCAAGACCCTCTAGAGCATCGAAGTCTAGGAGATCCATTCTAGGTTTGTCGTTATCATACTTGAGCCCCCCTTCGGGGAGCATGTCTTTAATGTCGTTTTCTGTGATCATTTGTGTTGGTAATACGCTACTGCTAGCAGAGCTAGCCCTACTATTAGTAACATACATTTCCTTAATTTGCTTGTCTAATCGAGGCATGCGCCACGTCAGTTTTTGTTGATCTGCTCCAGGTCCCACAAGACGTGCATTGATATCGTTGATATGTCCCTGAAATAGTGCGAGCACTTCCTCGTTTTTGGAGTTGAGCTCCCCCACAGTTGGGGCATATGTGTTCATCTTTTCCGTCATAAACATTCCTGTTAGGATGTGATTTGATCCAAGGAAGAACTTTGTGATAGACTTTTTCAAGTAACACAACGTCTTGCTTGTTGTACTTTTCCATGATTTTCCATGCATTGGGATCGCCATTCATACAGCGTACCCAAAGGCTATGTCCTTCATGACTTGTTTTAGAGCCAAGGCCTAGGCGTTGCGCTACATAATCAAGTTTGTTAGAAGGGAAGCGGAAGTTACTACGCATTGTCCGTAATAGGTCAATTTGCTTATATGGAGCTGGAGGAGACATATCATTTAACAAGAACTCCTTGTTGAGTGTTGGCATGTCGAACTTAGTGCCGTTGTAGTGAACAACAGCATCTGCTTCGTTAATCATTGTGTAAATCCGCTTAAGCATTTTCTTATCGCTGGATTGATGCACTGAATCGAAGAAGATTTCTTTTTCACCTAACCATTTAGCAGCCCAGCACATTACGTACGAAGACTCCTGCAGTTGGTTAATAGAGACGTTCTGTTGCCACAGCCCCCATACGTGTGCCGTATTGGGACTTGTTTCAATATCTAGTAATAGAATCTTCACTGTTAGTACTCCATAGTCTTGTGAGCTTGCCACAATAGATTACCAATGGAGTCAACAAGACCTTCATTATCTCTCATAGCGTCTTGACCTAATGTATTTAACAACATATGCATTAGTTCATGATAGAATGTAATGCCTTTGAGATCTTCAGGCTTGATGTTGCTATCAAACCAGATCTCTCCAGCATCATATCTACACAACCCATGAGCATCGGTGGTGGACATACCATCTTTTAACAAGATGTTAATTGTCTGCCCCCCTAGCTGAAATTTACTGGGAAGTTTGAATTTGCTCATGTGTTTCTTTCTTTGGACGACCACGAGCTAACATAGCGTCTGCATTAGCCCAACAAGCATCAAACTGAACAGTAGATGGATTTTGGTTTTTGTCTAGTAACGCATCAAGGAATGTATTAGCAAATAAGCTACGCTGACTTACTGATACACCCTCTTTGAATCCTTCTAAGAACGCACCCCGTAAGGCGTTGTTCATATCTTGATCTGTTACACGTTGTTCGTGTAGTGTGGCAATTGCCATATTATTGCATCCCTTCTGGTCCTTCGACTACAACAACGCTACGTGTGTCAACGAGTTGTATTCCGTTATTTATTAAGATATCCATAGCCATTTCAAGTAATAGATGTACTTGATTTGTGCTAAGGTTGGCATGGAAGTCTACGCTCCCATCCGCCATTTCGATTATCTGATGTATTTTCATGTGAGCCATTCTGGCGGCAGACCATCACGCAAATCCGACCACATAAAGCCAGCCTTAGTCGCCCAGTCTCCGTAAGAAGTTTTAGATCCTTTTCTTAATTTAACTCGTGCATTCTGGAAGAAGATATAGAAGGTATGGTCAGGATATTGTTCCTTGACCCATATCATCTTCTTTCTATCTTCAACAGTTAGCTTACCTTTAGTTTCAATGTAAACCTTGTCTTTTACTTTCCAGTCAGGAATGTAAGTTCTTATGGCTTCAGGTTGCTTGAACTTCAGGCGGTCCGGTTCGTACGTCACTGAGTCCGGGATCAGAGTCCTGAACTTCGCTTCGAACTTCGACTTGTAGGCTTGGAGGAACCCAGAGTTCTCCTTGACTTCTTTGGATATAGAGGAGCGCCCCATTTAAGTTAATGTCGTGTGCTTCATTTGTGTAAATCTCTTTCACATAATTGTACATGTCAACAGCATTAGAGCAATAATCAATTGCATCATGATGGTGTTGCATGAACTTAGGCCATTTCTGTCTTGCTTTGCCGTCATAACCTGGTATATTGTCTGATACGTCTCCTAAGATTAATTGCTTGTAAAAGCTTTTTAATCCTTCAATGGGAGTTACGAACGATCGTTCTTTGGTTACAAAGTTAAAATGATGACCAGAGATCATCTTTAAGTCTTTGTCAATAGAACAGACAACAAAGGACATAGGGTCCTCACAGTCTGTGGCAGCGATACCGATAAGATCGTCTGCTTCACAGCCTTCTGAGATAACCGCATTCCATGTTTCGACAAGGTAATCCCTGCACGCCTGTAGATGTACAGGCTTGGGCTTGTCTTTACGATTGGCTTTGTACTCTGGATAGATGTCATAACGGAAGTTATCCTTGCCGGTCAAAAAGCAACGGTACTCGTCACTTTCTGACTCACGCAGGATATCACGCATCATGTTTTCTATCCGAAGTACAGCAATCTCTTCAGGTTCATGTTCGGCACTAGCAGAACAGCGATATGCAACGATATCACCGTCTATTAGTGCTTGCATTACTCTACAGTAGGCATATCAAACTCTACCATTTCGCTTTCTATTTCTTCGATTGTTGTTTTCTTTTTACCGAAGACGAAGTCCTCAAGTTCTTTTGCGGTGGCAATGACGTCGGATACTTTGAGCGACTTAGCGCCCACAGAAAGAATTGCTGTAGCGTTGCTAAGAGACGACTGACGAATGATGTAGACTTGACGTGCTGCACGTTCTTCTGGGGTCTCGTACGTACTACGTGGGGTTGGGCTTGCTGCCTTGCTTGTAGCACTACTTGCTGGGGCTGCTTGACTACCGTCGGCTTTCTTGGCACTGACGAACTCGTCGTACCCTTTGTCGTTTTTGGCTTCTGTGACTTCAAATGTTTCTCCTGCTTGTGCTTTAGATAAGATTGGGTATACAAACTTCTTGCTAGATACTACGTTACGTGTTGATGTTTTACCATCACCAGTAAAGTTAATCTTAGCAATTTGGAATGATCCACGATCATCAATAATAACACCGTTAACTGTAATTAACATACTTTCCTTTTTCTAATGATTCATTGTGGGGCCATAGTGGCACTCACATGCTAATGGTATATTTGGTTTAACTCCGAACATCCTCTCAAAGTTGGTCGGCATGTCTGCGAAGCTATCCTCAAATAACTTAATAGTTCTTTCTACTTCTACATCGTCTACATCTACGAGGATACTGTCATGGATAGTTCCAATAAGACGTCCTCTAATTCCTGCTCGCTTAAACCTTTTCGCAAAGCATACTCTGATAATTGCCATGATGTCATGACCAGTTCCTTGTACAGGGTGATTTGTTAGTGTTGTCCATGGGATGGCTAGGTTGCCTTTGAAATCACGAACCAAGTCGAAGTACCATTCCCGTCCNTGAGGCCCAANGATAGGGAGACGTTGGCTGACCAATCGTGCCCAGGATTTGTGAGTAGTATCCAGTCCCTTGTATTTGGTGAAGAACTTATCTCCAATAGATTCCCAAAACTTAACCGTGCTGTTTGTTGCGGCAAATTCGGGGTCTTTGGAAAAGGCGTAAGCACTTCCTCGATAGATAGTTCGAAAGAGGTACTTCTTTGCGATAAGTCGGCTAGGAAGGCCGAAAGCTCTTTCATTCTCGCTATGTAAGTCTCGTCCTTCAAGAATCTCCTCCATCCCTATGGGATCTTGTGATAACCAAAC